TTTTATTGGTGGTCTTGTTTGGTGTTCCGCTTGGCCTTCCTGTGTTGCCTGCTATGAACCTGCCTTTGTCATCTTTCATATCCGTTCAATTCCGTTATTTTCGGTTGTATCTAAATAACCCTTTTTGATAGGTGGTGATCGTGTGTTGCTTGAAGTCGCTCCTTCCATTCTTTAATATCGCCATAAGCAACATGGCAATTACGGCATAGAGCCATTAGGTTTTCTATGGTATCAGCAATTTTGCTTCCACCCATTCCGCGTGATTCTATGTGGTGAATGTCTTGCGCTTGGGCTTGACATATCTCGCAGGGTATGAAGTCAGTTGTGGAGTAGCCCATCCCTTTGAGATAGACCTTCGTGTGGTTCTTCACCTTTGGTAAATCCAACAGTCATCTATGAACGTAGCTCGTGGCAGCAGCTCATCAACGGCTTGGATTACTCCCTTCCAATGTTCATGGTAGTCATCTCCTGCGATGAAGCCACCCTTCTTTACTTTGGGCAACCATAGCTTGATGTCTTCCTTTACCGCTTCATAGGTATGGGTAAGGTCTATGAATACCACGTCAAGGGATTCGTTGGCAAACTTCTTTGATGCTACTTTGGATGTTGCTTTGATTACATTGTATTTACGCTCACCCATATTCTCCAAGAATAGCTTGTAGATGTCTATCTCCGTTGCGAGCTTGTGGGTGGTCGTGAGTTCGTTAGGTGACCCCTTCCAAGTGTCAACGATTGTGATTTCTTGGGATGTTGCGGTGTCGCATAGGTAGGCTGATGACTTACCTAACCACGCTCCGAGTTCAACGAACTTGCCGTCTTCGGGCATATTGGCAAGGAGGTAGTCGTATGCTGCTTGGTGGTTGAACCACCCGTCTATTTGTTTGCTCGTTTTCATTTTAGGGCGTTATAATAACAAAGGTACTGCTCTACGCAGATAAGTGTTCCTTGTTCGGATGCTGCTTGTGCAAAGGTACCGTCTGCCTCGTAGGTCATCTCAAAGCGTAGGGTGGGCAGGTCGTATGGCTTGAACATATAGCAGGCGGTATCTATGTTGCCGACTCTTGGTTGGTCGGTAGGGCGTAGCCTACCTATCTGTCCCCACGTTACGATAGAACAGTCCAAAGCGTTTAGGTTGCTCCACTCCTCAAGGAACTTTGGGTGCAAGATATTGTCATCATCCAAATAGTAAACCCAATCCTCTTTGGTAAAGGAGTCAGCATACAAATCAAGGAACTCATTGCGTAGGGGGTTGCCCATATCCCCCGTGCGTGTGGAGTAATGTGTGATTGATGCGCTTGTTGCTCCCTTGTAGTTGGTAGAGGCATCCATCATCACCACCCACGTTGCATAGGCAGGGATATGTTGTTTTAGCCTTACGAGGTTATGAGGGCGTGAGCAGGGAGTGACTATGTAAAGCATCGTAGTTCGTTTATTTTCTCCATCGTAAAGTCCTGCACATACTCATATAACGATTCCGTTAGGTCAGCAACTTGGTTGGGGTTTTCTTTTAGCCTCTTGATTGCTCCTGCCCATTCGCTTGGGTGCTTGATAGCAATGCAGTTCTCTTTGGTGATATAGGGTGAATAGGGTTGTGTGTTGCTCACTATCAAGGCGCACTTGCTAAAGCCTGCCTCAAGCATCTTTAGGTGCGACTTGCACTTGGCAAACTCGGAAGTGCTTAACGGCACAAGGCTAACGTCAAAGAACTCGTAGAGCTTGTGGTAGTGTGTTGGTGGCATCGTAGGAAGCCTGTGGCTTGCCCTCATAATATCGGGGTAGCCATCTACCTCTGCCACATACCCTTGATAACCCTCAAGGTTGATTGTGGATTCCTTTACGTCTAATGCGTGGTGGTTGCCCCCTATATATCCGAAGCGCACTTCATCGCTTGGCTCTCTCTCTACCTGCCATGTTGGTACGCTGATGGCATTGGGGATGATTCGGATGTTGGTATTGTACTTCTTGACCTTTGAGGCAAGGTGCTTGTTTGTCACCCATACCTCATCAGCAGCTTTCATAGACCGCACGATGCGCATCTTCATCTGCTCCGAGTATAACCCAAGCAAGGGATGCGTAGGGGGTAGAACCCACCAATCATCGTTATCAACGATTAGCTTGATGCCCTCCTTACGGCAAAGCTTTACAAAGTCATCAAACGGCTCAACAGGGAATGCCCTTGAGGCAAAGATGTGAGTGACCTTCGGCCACATCTCGGGGTCAATGTCGGTAATCTTCTCAATAAAAAAGACATCTACATCCTTGTGGCATATCAAGGGGGCAAATGTCCTGTGGTGTGATACACCCGAGTTCTGCTTGTGAAAGGCAAGCACAAAGGGTCTAATCATACGCTCGCCTCTTGGTCTTTGAACCATTGCGCCATCGCTTTGCGGTCTAAATACTTTACCCACATCCGAGCAGCTACGGCTCTACGTTGGGGCTTGAAGGGGTAGGTGCTACGGAGCTGCGCCATCGCTATCCTCATAAATTGGTCTTGCATTATTCTTTGGTATTTGAGGTGTTGCAAAAAATGCAACGATTGGTTTTATGTTAAAGTTTGGTGTTCCAATAGTATTCGCATTGGCCGTGCTTGACAGGTACGCCAACAAAGAACGATTGGTACATTTCGGCAGGTGCGGTGAATCGGTAGCACGTTTCTTTTAGTGGGCAGCCCTCGCCCGTGCATTTGGTGATGTCGGTCATAACGTACCAACAACTGTGTACGAATCCAAGTCCTCACCCAAGATGAAGAACTGCTTGTACATTTCAATAGCCTCAAGGGTCTTGCGCTCTCCCTCTGCCACGAACTCGGGGCTTACAGAGTAGATGCCTATGTCAAGGCTTGCCTTGTCAATAGCGATGAAGAAGAACTTATCAATCGGCACTCCGAATAGTCGGGTGTAGATGAACGCCTGCACATCGTAGCCGTACTTCTTTGCAGAGTAGGGGAATGCTCGGAGGTCGGTTGTTGTTTTCAAGTCAGCCAAAAACCCTTCAGCATAGATGTCAGCCTTCGCCCTAAAGGGCAGGCCGCCAATCATACCAATCTTGGGTACTTCAAACTCGCAGCCTGTGATAAGCCCAAGCACGTTCTCGTTGCGCAGGAGCGCATCAGAGATGCGTTGCGCCTCGTTGTACTCTTTGCGGGTGCATAGGTTGCGCTTGCCCTTTGCATCCTGCCACGCCTTTGCGTTCTTGCTCTGCACCTCAATCACCTCGTAGTCCGCTACCCTGTGCGGCTCAAGAGCCATCAGGTGAACGAGCCTGCCTACGGCAAACGCATCGGAGTCCTCGCTGCCGTACTTTGTGACATAGTGGTACGTCTTGGGTGAGGTGAGCAGCAGCTTGCAAGCAGAGGATGATAGGGCGTTCTTACCGAGTACCCCGTAGTAAAAGTCATCATCGTGCATCTTCTCAAGGACTGTCTCCATATCCCAAGTGCTTCCGTCAAGTAGTTCTATGATTTTCATAAGATTGGTTTTGTTAATTAAATAAAGGTAAACATTTTTTAGCGACTGCCGCAACTACGTCAACAGTTACTGCGTTACCACATTGCTTGTAGCGTTGGGAGTTACTCATTGGCTTGACTTCTCCATCGTAATTGCCATAGGCCGTATGCTGATCGGGGAACCCTTGTAAGCGTTCGCATTCAATAGGAGTAAGCCTACGGATTCGGTAGCCATCGAAAAGACTTATGCCGTTATGTTCGGGCTGCGTAAGCGCAGGTGATTCATCACGAAGGGTCTTGTTGTATAAATCCATTGCTTTGATTTCTCCCTCTACAAAATTGTTTCTGCGGATTGTTTCGTTGACTTTCTCGTAGGTATAATTGGGTTGAACTACTGCTTGATTGCAACTCGTTTCAAGTGTCTGCGCCTTCTGCTTTCCTACACGGCCTCTGCGAGTTTCGCTATTGGGTTGAGATAGGTTTATGGTATCACCGCTTGTTGCTTCTTCATATCCCGAATTTGTAGCTGATTTTACTCGTAGAATAAGATCACTCTTGCCTTGATTCAAAGCAGGCAAAATGCCATCCGCATCGTACACTCGGTCTTGCTGATAGGGTTGCGTACCGCTATTTGAATCAAGTTTAGTTCCAATTTGCATAACCATTCTTGGGTCTTTGTAGTCTCTTGCTGCAAGTGTTGGTGAGTGTTTGCTATAATAACGAATTCCCTCGTTTTTATGAGATACGTCTATTATACAAGGAGAATTTGTATCAAGTTGTTTTATTTCGGCTGAAGCAACTGCTCCACCGTTTTCTCCGATAGGAAATACTCCTCCCCCACTTGGGTTTGTAGAATATCCGACAAGGTATATGCGCTCTCGGTTTTGGGGTAGAAACCAACTTGTATTAAGCAGTTGCCATTCAAGTCTATAACCCCCAATGTCGGCAAAGGCTTGGATAATCGCCCAAAAGTCTGCGCCATCATTTGAGGAGAATGTCCCTTTAACATTTTCCCACACAAATACACTTGGTCGGCATTCGCTAATAAGACGGATTGCTTCGAGGATAAGAGAACTTCTTTGTCCTTCCATCCCCTTTCGCTTTCCTGCCAATGAGAAATCTTGGCAAGGACTTCCAAAAGTGATGAGGTTGATTCTTGGAAGGTCTGCTCCTCGAACATTGGTAACTGAACCGACATAGGTAGAGGTTGGGAATTGATGTTTGTAAACTGCGATTGCGTGTTTGTCTATCTCCGAGAAGTAGGATGTTATTTCATATCCTGCTCTCTCAAAGCCTAAATGGAATCCACCTATCCCACTAAACAAATCAAGGTGGTTGATCTTCATTTTTTGAATGTTGCTTCGTACCATTGGTCAAAAGGCACACGAAGCAGGGCATCGTGGTAGGCTATACGCAAGGTGACTTTCTCAATAGTTTCTATGTCTTTGAGTATTGATTCAGATATGTCCACCGACTTCAGCTCTCGCAGTAGTTGTGATATAGTTTGATATTTCATTTGATTGGTTTTAATTATTCTTCTGATGCGACTTGAGTTGCCCAATTCATCCACTTGATGTAGATGTCATCGGCAAGGTTTGGTATATCCCTGTAAATGGATGTGGTAGGGTATGCGGTGGTGTTGGTATAGCCATCCTCGTTGTATGACTCCTCAACATAGGTGATTTGCATCTCGTACTCGTAGAAGTCAGCAACGTGGGCAAAGCCGAGCCACTTGGCAAGAATCTCATCGGAGTTCTTATTGTCGGGGTCGTAGTCCTCAAGGGCATCCCAATAAGACTGCGGTAGTAGGTCGGCATCTTCGAGCCAAAACTTCAGGTCGTTGTATGTGAATATCATATCCCAAGAAGTTCAAGAGTCCATAGGTATGCCCAAAACGTCAGCGCAAGTGCGCAGAAGTAGGCCGTGTTTTTAAGTAGTAGTTTCATCTGATTGGTATTAAATGTTCTCCAAATGTAATACAACTTTTTGGATTATTAACAATCAAAGAAAAAATAAATAAAAAAAAGAGGACTACTTGCCCTCTCTGAATTGCGTGTAGCAAACTGCTACTGCTTGGTCTTTGTCTTGGTACTCGCTTCCGATAGCCTCCAAGCAGCGTTGGATGTATTCGGCTTGCTTTTCTCCGCTTTGAACTTTAGGTATTGGCATAGTGTAAAAATAAATTGATTTGATTAAATAGTTGCTCCTTATCCAAGATACCCTCCTTGCCGTAGTAAACGTACACATAGGGTGCGAACTCCTGCTTGTATCGCTCATTCTTGGCGCGGTGCGCCTCCTTTGCTCGCAGTTGGTATGGGCTACCCATCGCCTTGTAGGATTCGGGCTTGATTTGCAAGCCGAGCATCAGGGTTTTGTTGTAGAACATCTCCGCATCAATGCAGTAGTCGTGGTCAATGTTGAAGGTGGTCTTCTTAAAGTGTGCATCGGGGAACGCTGCGTTCAGCTCCTTTACTACAATCAGCTCCTTTTGGTAGCCATTCCAAGTCTGACCGATTACACGATGCCAAATGTATTTTTTGATATGTTGCTCATCAAGCAAAGGCAGCCTGCTCTTTAGTTCTTCAAATACAACGGTAAGCCCCGCGAACCCTTGCATCTCCTTGTAGTATTCTTGCCACCCTTCCTGTGTGTTTAGGGTGCTGCTTTCATAGTAGTCAGAGATCAACCGCATACACTCACCGACATACACCTTGCCAAAGAATTGGTTTATCTGTGAGTTCTTGTTAAGCTCACTAAATAAGGTGTTGGGTATGTCAATAGTATAAAACACTAATAGGCGTTGTAAAGGGTCTCAAGCTCCTGCAACCTACCACGAAGGCAAGAGCCGCAGTTGGTGGGCTTCACCGAATCCTTAAAGACTCGGTTGTAGATTCTATTGACTTCCGTCTGCTCAATAGCGGTGACGGTGTTCCTGCCTCGCATCTTGCCAACAAACTCGTATTCTTCTTTGGTCAAGCATTCAGGCTTCCTGTACCTAAATAGCTTGTTCAGTTTCTCCTTACGGGCATCGCATCCGCAGTCAACGCCTGTGGCTTCGCTGAACCAATCTACCGCAGCCTTGATGCCTGTGGCAGTTGTGATTTGCTCTATGGTGTCACCCAAGCCGCTTGGCTTCTTTGTACGCTTGGTAGGTGTCTTGGCAGTCTTCTTGGATTCGCTCTCTTGCATTTTTTAGTGTGTTGAAAATTGATCTTGCTGAAATCTTGGTCTCATCCGCTAACGTGCGAATAGACATATCGGTGTTGTGGTACAAGGCAAATATCTTTTTGTCGTACCAATGCCAATCGGTTTGTGTTGACCATACCCTATCGTAGAGTTGGATGAGCTGCACCTCTGCATCTTCGTTGGCCTCCTCGTAGATAAACTCCTCAAGGATGTCTACGTCTACAAATTCAAATCTTGCCCGTTGGCGCATCAAGGTGGCGTACATATTGCGCAGCGTAACGTAAACAAAGAAGGTGTTGACCTCCGTTTCGTTGTACATTATCTTCTCCGCGTCATCCACATATTTGTACAACCTAACGTACATCTCCTGCGTAAGCTCTTGGGCAAGGTCATCGCTTGCTCCGAAGCTCTTGCACATCCGAATCCAATCGGTTTGCCGCTTTGCTAATACTGCGAGGAGTCCCAAGTGATTTCTACGATTATCACAAACAGGGCAAACTGAACTGTGTGCATCACAATATCTTCTTCAAGGTAGTCGGTCTTTGACCAATTTGCCCCAACTACAAGCCCATAGATGGGGTAAAGTCCTACGTTAAAATTCATCGAATGTGCGTTTAAGAGTTAGATACAATTCCTTGTATTTAGATAACTCCGCAACGACTTCATTGAGTTTATTTAGTTCCTGCTCCATCGCCTCAAAGTCAGGCTTGTCAATACAGGCCATCGGGTTTTCTTCAAGAACGCAGCAGGCTACCTTGTAGTAGTGCTGATAGTCCCCGTAGATTAGTCGGTCTTTGTGCATCCTTACGGCATAGGCTACGCTTGAATGGTCTTTGTCTATGGCCTCACCCAACTCGTGCAGGGTGGCGTGGTTTCGGAATGCTGATACGAATGCTGCTCTTGCGGTGGATTCTTTATGCGCACGGCTGCCGTTGTCAGAAAAGCCCAAGCGGGCGAAGTATTGCTCTTTACTTACTTTTAGTTGACGTAGTTCGAATGGTCTCATTAGCATTTGCAGCGTTTAGCTCTGCCCTCGTTGTAATTGGTTATTATTTTAGTTATCGGCATAGTGAAGTGCTTGTGGTCTGAAAGTCTCTTAAACTTCATCTCACTCGCCCATTCCACTAAATTGTCATCTTTGTCTTGTACGATAGTGTAGTCCACCACAAGGTAGTCTGTTCCATCTACTGCAAAGCATTCGTACTTCTGAAAGGGGGAGAATATCTGCCTCATAGGTTGTCCTCTATTATCCCTTGCAGACGTTGTATCTCGTAGTGCATCTGCTCGCTATCAACTCGCAGCTTGGCGTTGGCAAGGTACATCTCGTTCATCTTGCCTTCGGTGAATTGGCGGTAGTCAATGAACTGCTGAAGAAGTAGGTCTGCGTAGTGGCAGCTCATAACGTGGTGCAGAATGTCATCTTGTACCTCGCGGCCTTTTGCTTTGTCTGCTGCTTGCTGCGCCAACCACATCGCAGTACCCGCAAGCATCAACTGCTTCTCCCGAATGTAGAGGTCGTGGCTATCGTCAGAAGGGTACATCAGGAGCAGGCGTTTCATCCATTTTAATTGGCAGCAAGTTACGCCCGTTTATGACAAACCCTACGTTACCTAAAACACTCTGCAAAACAAGCGGAGTTTCAAGGGGCGTTATGCGCCCTCCCGATTCCATCTCCTTGACCTTCCGAACGTGGATGTGCGTGTAAATCCAATCGGTTTCGTGTGCAGCGAATCGGTGAATCACGATTACGCAGTCTGATCTGTTGCCCCACTTACCGCCACCTTCAATGTCTGATGTGTTTGGGGGCATAGCCATCCCCTCGTACTTGTGGCCTTTGTAGAATGTCTTGCGCATCGCTTCGGTTACAGGGTGAGCATTGACTATGGTGGTGACGTTGTTCTGATGGGCAAATACCCGAAGGGCAGATGCTACCTCATAATGGTATTCGTGCATCCCTGTCTTGCCTAATTTCTTTTGGTCTGTTGATAGGGAGTTGTAGGGGTCTATCAAAGCACCCGTATAGTTCCATTCGTTCTTGATAGAGTTCATCACCTCAAGAAGTTCAAAGGCGGTAAATAGCCTGTTGCCGTCAATAAATTGGAAGTACTCGTTGATGAAGTCCAACTTGCGGAACATCATGCCCTCATCAATCCCTTGAATAGGTTTGCATACCAAGAACTCAATGAGCTTACGCTTGAGGCTTGGCACTTCGTTCTCTGCCGAATATATCAGCCACTTCTTGCCGAAGTTATACGACTGCAAAAGCATAAGATAAAGCAGCGTGTGGGTCTTACCCACGTTGGCGTGACCGACCACTACGACAAACTCGCCATCTTTAAGTCGTAGGTACTGATCTACTTCATAAACACCGAGCTTGCCCGTGTCGTAGTACTTGCCCTTGAGGGCGCGTTGAAGATATGGTAACGAAGATTCGTTAGATAGTAGGTCGGGGTGTATCATTGATTCTGATTGGTTAGCAAATATAACAAAATAGTTGACATAAAAAAACCCCTCCGTAGAGGGGCTTCACACAACGACCTATTAAAAACCAATCAGAAAGGGTCGTTGCGATTTGCGAAATGCTCGGTGTGTGATGCAGGAGCTGCGCTCTGTCCTGTCATCCAAGCGTTAAAGGTCTCTGCGTTGGCAAGGATGGTGTTGACATCGTGTTGCGCAGCACAAGCGTACTCAACCGCAGACTTCAAAGCAACCTGTCGGATGATTGAAAGTGAGCGCTCATCGTTATTTTTAGGCGCAGATGGGGCTGATTGGTTATAGCCTCCACCACCGCCAAAAGCATTGGCTCGTTGGATTTTCACCGTGCCTTTCTCGTTCTTGGTGTACTCCACGTCTTCGCCTACGGCATAGGGAGGGGTCTGTGATTTGGCAAAGGCAGTACCGAAGTCTCCGTTGTCAAAGCGAACCTCAAGCTTGAATAAATCTTGCCATTGGCCTGTTGGGGTGATTGAAATAATTTTTGACATAATAGATTGGTTTTAGATAAATAGAATTGATTGCTGCTCCAATACATCAATACGAGCTTGAAGCTCTTGTATCTTGTTTTGAAGTGCTTGGATTTGTGCTTGTTGCACTTGCACCATCTCGGTGTAAACGTCTGATGAGAATGATAAAGTCATAACTTGATTGGTTTTACATATTGATGTTACGATTAGAAAGCGTTTGCCTAAACATTTCTTTCATACCAAGAGCGTTCTTCTTGTCCGTTCGGGTAGTAGCAGTTTCAAGTTTAGCAGACCATGTGTTGTAA